TCTTGTTGCGGTAAGGTCGAGTGGCATGATGACGTACTGGCTATTCGCAAAATGCAATTATCGCCAGAGGGATTACAGCAGATGGTTAAGCTGGGAGTCTATGAGGTTGACGGTCCAGATGATTCAGACCCCGGTTGGACAGGAATCAATTACCAGAAAGCCACTCATTTCACTTGGGCAGGAATGTGGCAGAACCGACAGAGGATGGATGCCCAATATGAGGAACTCAACAAACGCCTTGAGGCTATAGGAGCATAATATGACCACACAACAACAGGTACAGGGAAGGTTGGATATAACGCCAGAGGACATTCAGGCATTATGCCAGATGAACCCTCTGGCAGCGGAGCAACTGAGGGGCATTGTACTACAGCGGAGCATTGCTGCGAAGGATGCCCAGATTGCTAAGTTGTCAGCGACCAACGGACACATAGAAGAAACGGATACCAGCACACCTCAATGAACGCATATGTGACAGTTGATCTACTCAAGTCGAGCAGCGTGTTGAACGTCACCGGCAGCGGTGATGACACTAGGCTGCGCCTACTCGCTGAGTCTCAGAGCAGGGTTATTGACAGGCTTGCCAACAGACATTTTTATTCCCTGTCAGCGACCAGAACCTTTGACAGCGATGGTGGGATTAGGATGTTTGTGCCTGACTTGGTGTCAGTCACAACCCTCAAGACGGATGACAACATTGATCGAACCTTTGAAAACACATGGGCGACAACCGATTACCTGCTCAGACCTAACAACGCTGATCCCACGACTAGGTTCAACATGAACTCCAGACCATACACGGAGATACTGGTTGACAGCAACGGGGACAAGGACAGTTTTACCAGAGGCGAACAGACGGTTGAAGTGGCTGGCAACTGGGGATGGTGGGAACACAAGTTAACGGCAACAGAAACGGCTGACGCAATATCTTCAGCAACTGCCAAGACTTTCTCGGTATCTGCACGGACTGATATAGAGGCAGGTCACACTATCCTGATAGACAGCGAACAGATGTATGTCCAGAGTTATTCAGGTAATACATTGACCGTAATTAGAGGCGCAAACAACACAACAGGGGCAACCCATAGCGGAGGTGCTGCAATCAGCCTCTACGAGTATCCTGCGCCCGTTATGGAGGCAACGATCATACAGGCTGCAAGGATGTGGAAACGCAAGGACTCCAGTTTTGCCAACGCCATTGGATTAGAGGGTGGAATCATGGAGGTGTTTCGGGGCGTGGATCAGGATGTCCGACAGGCGATTCAGCCGTATAAGAAACTCGCTATGGGAGTGGCATGAACTTGGACAATCGTAATATCTGCTTAGTGGCACAGGGAATACGCAATGGCATCGGAAATAGCTAATGCAAAAGACGGTCTGCTCACAAGGCTGGCAACAATATCTGCCATCCGCAGCACGTTTGACTATCCTCCAGATGGTCTCAACGAGTTCCCTTCTGCCGTTGTGCAGTTTCAGGGTAGGGATGTGGGACAGCAGGGAATGGGTGAGTCAGGCACGTTTATCGGGGAGTTTGTAATGACCCTGTTGATAGCCAGCGCAGCAACGAAACAGGCATTTGATGAACTCGATGCTTTCATGGAGCCGGATGGCACAAACTCAGTCGAGGCAGCTATAAATTCAGACAACACATGGAACAGTTCGGTGGATGACGGAAGGCTAACAGGCATATCTTCTATAGGTTTCAGGGACGTTGGTGGAGGCAGGTATGTAGCTGCCGACTTCAATTTCTCCTGTATGAAAACGGTGTAATAATCATGGCAAAATTTGATAGTCAGAACAGCAAATTATATGTGAACCAGTTCGATCTCTCCACATACAGCACAGATGTGTCAATTGGTGGTGGCAGGGGGCTGAATGAAATCACGACTTTCGGCGATTCAGGGGCAAAGTTCCACCCGACCAACCAAACAGAATCACTTAGCTGGAGCGGTTTCTATGACTCCACAGCGACAAGCGGACCTGATGCGGTGTTTGGTGATTTGCGAACCTCGACAACCGCTGCCGTTGTCTCTTATTTCCCAGCCGGTGACACAATTGAGTACATCGGGGAGGGAATACCAGAGGGATTTGTTAACACCTATGAAATCGGGTCGTCAGTTGGCAGCGTGGTGACGGCGACCTCAACAATAGATGCTGGCAAGAGGCTCAGAACCAAGGTCGCTGCCCCTTATGCCACGGTCACGGCATCCACATCAACGACCTATATCGATGACGGTGCAGCCAGTACAGCAGGAGGTTCGTGGACATATCATATTTTTGCGCTATCTGCGGTAGGAGGTAACGCCAGATGGCACTTAAATCTTCAACATGCAACCTCTAGCGGTGGCACATATTCGGACGTTTCATCAGCCACGGTTACCGCATCCGATGGCGTTGGTGCTGCAAACACAGCATTCACAGGAACCTTAAACAGATACGTCAAATCCAGAGTGGTGCTGGACGCATCATCAGGATCGTTAACATACGGTATTTCGTACACAAGATTGTAAGATTGTAGGAGTAGGAGGTCGAGAAAATGGCAAAGTTTGACAGCAGCGTTTCAATTTTGAAGTTGGATGACACGAGTGGTAATTTGCAGAATGTTTCCGCTTACATAACCGATGTGTCAGGTCTGCCCGGACCGAGAAATCTCAACGAGGTCACGGCTCTGGGAGACACGGGTTCTAAATTCCATCCGGGGTTACAGAACGCAACGCCTTCCATTTCGGGTCACTATGACAATACTGCAACATCAGGACCTGATGTTGTCCTTGGGGCGATGAGGACTCATACCGCAGCAATGGAGTTTGAGTATTTCCCACAGGGCGCAGGTGGGTTTAAGTATTCTGGCATGTACTGGGTCACAGACTATTCGATCACATCGGCAGTCGGCAGCCAAGTCAGTTTTACGGCAAGCCTACAGGTTGACGGTGCTGTGACAAGAGAAGCACACGATGCCTAGTAATGTAATCAGGCTGGAACTGCCGTCAGGCAACTGGTGGGAAGTCGAAACACGCCCCAAGTGGGGTGAGATGATGAAGATACGCCGAGAGATGCTGCGGATCACCGAGGCTGATGGCGAGGATGAGGAACAGCTTACACAGGTGATGACAATGCTGACTAGGGACTGGAGTTACACCAACGGCACGGCTGACACCAAGCTGGAGATTTCGGTTGAATCGGTCAACGAAATGGACCTACTGGACGCAGCGGAGGTGATGCACACGGTGAATGAGCAAGTCATCCCTTTATTGACAGCCGTTGGCGAAAGACAGCAGCCGAAGGACTAGCAAAATCGCTGGCTAAGAAAGAATTGCCAGATGAGTGGCAGGAATCGCAAATCCTAGCGGAGACCCATTGGACATGGCAACAGTTACAGGAAACGCCAGCGGATGTTGTGAACCGGCTAATGTTGTTTCTGCAAGTGAAGTCAACGATAGACTCAGGTGGAGAGATGACATTCGATGGCTAAGAACGAAAAAATTGAGATTGAAGGGTTGGACAAACTCCTCAAGAAACGCCTCAAAGATAACAAATGGATGGCTGATGCTATAAACATGGCAATGGCTAAGAGTGCTGCTGCACTTCAAGCCGAGGCAATCATCTTAGCACCTGTTAACACGGGTGCTTTAAGGCAATCAATAACCACGGAGGTCGATAAACGACCTCCTTTTGCGTCATGGGCTACAGTTGGTCCGACTGTTGCATATGGCAGATGGGTGGAGTATGGGCGAAAGCCGGGAAAGATGCCGCCAGTTGATGCACTTGAACCGTGGGTTAGGCTCAAGCTAAAGGCAAAGAATCCGAGAAGGGTGGCTTTTGCTATAGCCATGAAGATCGCCAGAGAGGGAACCAAGGCGCAGCCGTTCTTAGGACCCGCTTGGAAGAAGGCAAAACCAAAAATAGAGACAATTATGAAGAAGGTTCGCCGTGAACTGCTGACAGATTGGGGCAAGAAAATATGACCACACAAGATTTGACCATCAAACTGAAGATGAAGGACGAAGCCACCAAGGGCATGGGCAAAGCCAGTCGTGGCATTAAGGGACACGCCACCAAGATTCAAAAGAACTTTGGAAAGGTCGCAATGGTTGGCGGTGCTGCACTTGGTGCTGCTGGAATGGCTGCGCTCAAACTGGGCGATATGTTCAAGGAAGCCGAGAACACCATTGCTGCTGGCACAGGTGCAACAGGTGAGGCTCTGGAAGACCTCAAGGGCTCTTTCAAGGATGTATTCGCTGACGTTCCTGATGATGCCCAGACTGTTGCTACGGCAATCGCTGACATAAATACGGAGTTTGGGTTCACCGGAGACCAATTGGAA